TTCATTACAAAAGGTCCGTGTTGTACTACAGGCTCATTAATCGGTTTTCCTTGTAAAATTAGAAAGTGACTTAAATCAGTTCCACTCTCAATTGTAATGTCAACATCTTCTCTCAAGTCAGCCGAATGGTAATGAGGAATTTTCTTGCCATCGACAAGATCCTTAAAGCTACTGTCATCAGAGGATATAATCTTCTGTAAGTCGTAATCTTGCTGGTCTGGCACGACATCAAAAGATGCAGAATAGACAGTGGCGTTACCTCCGACGTTAGCCTCTTCGGAAATACCGGCTGCGACTCGTCGTGCGTAGGCGTAATCAAACAGTGGGTATTTAAGACCAACGTGGCCGCCGTTAAGAGAGTCTTTTAATTCCCCATCCTTCATCTCACCTCGATGGTCAAACGTCCCTGTCTGGGCTCCCAGGACATCAGAGAGGATATTCTTTGATTGGTGTATGTTAACAAGATAGGAGTATTCTAAACAAGCCTCTTCATAGGCCGCATAAACACTCTCTTCCTTAATCTCGATGTCGAGGACGTCACCGCCAAGCTTCCGGTATGTATAGGTAACTTGATCTACAGCACCGGAAATAAAATCATCACTGGCATAAACATTCGTTGCCAATGAGCTTAAGACGTTATCCGTACTTCCCGTTGGTGGGAGTACTGAAACGCTGGAATTACTTTTGGGAGTTAAAACAGGAGCTGCCATGCGGGGTACCTCATAAGATATTATAATTCATTTAGTAAGTAGTATATTTTCCAAGTAAAGGAAGCACAAATAAAAAACCCGCCACTAAGGACGGGTTCTTCATATATTATGTAATGGTTGGGATTAGCCAAGAAGATCTTGACAGATAACCAAGCCGTACATGTCAGGACGTACCATTTTCTTCGCGTAACGAGTCATCACACCTTTTCTAGGTACGAAGTCTTCAGGTCCGAAGATGGTAGGAGTGACTTGTAGAGGCACATATGGGGAGTAAACATATCCACTTTCGAGGAAGTTACTTCCTTTACGGCCAACCAACAATGCGTTGCGAGGGAAGTAAGGATCAACATGAACGTCCCACTTACCACTCAATGTACCGACATTTACAGTACCTGCAGTGCCTTTGTCATCGTCGTGAGTTACTTTAGCGCGGAAGCCGGCTGTGAACTCAAGGATGTTTGCAACTTCTGGGGAACAAACGATAAACGTTGCTCCACCGCGCAATACTTTGCGGTGAATCTGAGCAGACACGTCATTGACAACTTCGAGAAGTGTCTCGTACCACTCGGAAACAGTACCAGTGAAGTCTCCACCGGATGCGCCTAAATCAGCACCAGTTGCACGATCCACGAATTTACCAGGACGACGGCTCCAGTAATAAGCTGCACCAGCAGTTCCATCGTCAGATGAAGCAGTTGCGCCTTTTACCAGGTCGTTCAAGATTTCTTGGTCGATTTCCAAAGCGATTTGCTCGGAGAGAATGCTTGTCAACTCAACTTCAGCGTCGAGGTTGTGATAAGCGTTCAAGTCCTGACCCAATTCAGGGCTCCACTTTGCTTTCAACTTTTTGGTCACCGCTGTAACAGCAATGCTGTCCACTTTGATGTCGATTTCAGGAATCGCTGCGTTATTTTCCAATCCCCAAGGATCATCACCAACAACTCCACCCAAAGCAGTTGCTTCAGTGAAAGTGTCTTTGATGGCCATGGAAGCGGTCATAGGATCACTTGTGCCAACGCCACATGCAGCCAAGT